CCGAGGCCGCGACTGCCGCTCAGGTCACCGTGGATGCGATCCACAAGTGGCGCCGTCGCGGCCATCTGCCTGACGCCGGCCGCGACCGGCAGGGCCGGATCAAGGTGCGTGCCGCCGATGTGATCCGTGCCGAGCGGGCGACCCGCGAGAAGGCCCGCCGGGTGTACGCCGCCGCCTGAACTCCTGGGCTTTCTTCCCCGTCGGCCCAGGTCCCGCGCCCGCGCCCCGTTTCGAGGGTGACGTTGCGCGGGTAGTCGCGCGTCCCGGTGCGGCCCCCGGGACGCGCGGCGCCTAACTGCGGAGGCGGTGACGATGCCCGCCTCCGACGCTCTGCGCTGGTGTTCCTGCGCTCACGTGTACGACGTCCACGCCGACGGCGGGAAGTGCCGCGACGAGGACGCCTACGGGTACCCGTGCGAATGCCCCAGCTTCGACAGCGACGACGAAGGCGAGGCGTGATGGCCAGCCTCGACCCGATCACCGTCGTCTGCCCGGAGTGCGGCATCCCCATCGAAATCCCCGTGAGTGCGACGCCGGGCGACTGGGTCGGCCTTCGCACCGTCGAGGTCAACGTCAGTATCGACCCGGCCGCAGTCGACGCGCACACCGCACAGCACCTGACGGAGCCCACGGCTTGACCGACGATCATCCCGCCCGCGGCCGCCTGACCCCGTTCACGCACCCGGACGACGTGCATCCGCGCTTCGGTTCGTGCTCGCGCTGCGGCGCTGACGCCATCGAGATCAACGGCCGTTGGTCGCACGACGCGATCAGCTGCACGCCCCGGTACGGGGTGCCCGCCGAGTTCGTGCCCGACGACGAGTAGCCCATCCCCACCCTCGAAGGACCACCCTCATGGACCTGACCGGCCGCCACCCCGGCACGACCGCCGTGGCCAAGCACTTCACCTACCAGCACCTTCCGCCGGACCTCCAGACCGTCAGCATCGCCTGCCACAACCTGGCCGCTGCGATGATCGACCAGCTCCCCGACGGGCCCGAGCTGACCGCCGGGCTCCGGAAGCTGCTGGAGGCGAAGGACTGCTTCGTGAGGGCCGCGCTCGATGCCTGACACCGCGCTAAAGAGGCCATCCGTCTGGATCTCCCTGGACCTGCCTGACGGCACCATCGCAGCCGTCCCGGGTGGCCCGACGGATCATCACATCACCGTCGTCTACCTCGGCCGCATCAGCGACGAGGCATACGACACCGCCTGCACCCGCGCACAAGTCGCTGCGATGTGGGTGGCCGGTCCGCTGGTCGGCACCGTGGCGGGCGTCGATTCGTTCGAGCCGTCCGCAGGCAGCGGCGGCAAGACTCCGGCGTTTGCGCCGGTTGTCCTCCCCGGCGTCGAGGCGCTGCGGGTCTCCCTGGACGACCTCTCTGCCAGTGAGCACCAGGCCTACCGTCCGCACGTCACCCTCGCCTACCTCGATGAAGGCGACCGGCTTCCCGCTTCCGTACCGCCGACGCGGGTCACATTCACGCACCTCTCCGTCCATCGCGGACCCGAGGTCGTGTCATTCCCGCTCGGCGGTTGCTGACCAACCCTCCCCCCGAAGGGGCACGCCCTCATGCCCTCCCCGCAGCACCCCCGCCTGTTCGCGTCGATGCTCCGGCCCGGCTTCCCGGTCGAGATCAACGGCACGGTCCTCAAAGCCACCGACATCACCATCGCCAGCAGCCGCGACGACTACGCCCCGGCTGGCTCCATGCAGGTCCACCTCACGTTCGACGCCGAGTACGCCGCCGAGCCCCCGCCGGAGGAGACGCCGGAGCAGCGGGAAGCCGCCGAGCTGGCCGCCATCACCGCAGAGTGGCAGGCCGTTCGCGACCGGTACGCCGGACTGGCCGCCGTGCAGTCCGCGCTCGACCTGCACCACCCCCGGCGGCCGTTCGCCCTGGTCCAGTGCGATCTCTGCGAGGCGCCGAACGGCGTGCCGGACGCCGACTACGTCTGGCCCTGCCCGACGTACACCGCGCTCGCGGCCGAGCCCGAGTCGGCGGACTGCTGTACGGCCGAGTGCGGCCCGGTCGAGCTGGGCGAGGCCGTCGAGTACGAGACGCCCGAGGACGGCATCCAGTCCGTATACGCGGTGTTCTTCACGCCGGACGAGATCAAGCCCATCCGGGATGCCGCCCGCGCAGCAGGCAAGACCACCAACGCACACCTGCACGACCTCGCCGTCGGCGCCAGTGCCCCCGTCGCGGTCAACATCACCGTGCAGGGCAACGTCGCCAGCGACCAGCAGCTCCGTGCCGCGATCGCCGACCTGATGCGCCGCGACGGCATGGCTGGCAGCTACGCCAGCTACATCCACTGACCCACCCTCACCCCTGGAGTCCCCCGTGTCGTTCTCGTTCGCCTCCATCAAGGCCGTCCTCGCCCACGCGTTCGGCGTCGAGGAGGCCAAGGCCCACCAGCTCGTCGAAGCCGTCCTCACCGACGCCGCCCCCGTCCTCGGCCAACTCCGCGCCGACATCGCCGCCGACGCCGCCAAGCTCGCAGGCGAGGCCCGCACCGACGCCGAGTCGCTGTACGCCGAAGTCCTCGACGACATCAGGCGCGAGATCGCCGCCCTCAAGACCCTCATCAAGGCTGCGCCCGCCGTCACGGCCGACGCCCCCGACGTCGCCCCGGCCGGTCCGGCCGCGCCCGCCGTCTGACCCGCCCTGCCACACGCCCGAGGAGGCCCGGATGCCCGAGCAGCACACCGTCGTGATCACCGTCGAGGCATCCGGCGAAGTCACCCCCGCCAAGCAGGCCCCGGTCGTCGAGGCCGCAGAGGAGAAGGAGGCCAGCGATGGCTGAAGGACTCTCAACCACCCTGATCTCCAACCTGCTGAACACCCTTCGGGCTGCGGGAGCATCGTTCGGGCCGGTCGCCGCCGAGTACGCGCAGCTCCACACCGCGAACCCGGGTGCCGCCGGAACCACGGCGATCAGCGTCGGCTCGGCGACCCGCGTCATCCTCACGCACGCCGCCTCCTCGGCCGGATCCGCGCTCGCGCTCACGGGCACGAACCCGTCCTGGACCAATGGCGGCACCAGCGAGACGATCACCGACATCTCCCTGTGGACCGCCAGCTCGGCCGGAACGTTCCTGCTCTCCGTCGCGCTGACCTCCAGCAAGGCCTGGGCCAGCGGCGACACCTTCACATTGTCGAGCTTGGGTGTAAGCCTGTCGCCCGCAGCGGCATAGTGAGCCTTTCTCCGCAGGCGGCATAACGCCCTGACGGGGAGGGCCCATGACGACCTTCACCGACAACTTCAACCGGGCCGACGGCGCCGTCGGCGCCAACTGGGTCCAGGTCAGCGGCACCTGGACCGTCTCCTCCAACCAGCTCAGCTCGGGCACGACCGGCACAGGACTCGTCCTACGCTGCGCCACCGCCATGGCCACCAACGACAACTCGGCGCAGATCACCATCGCCACGACCACAGTGGCCAGCCAAGGCGTCTGGTGCCGGGGCAACACGGGCATCACGCAGGGCTACCTGTGGCGCAACGACGGCACGACCTGGACCCTGTTCAGCGTCCTCGGCGGCTCGTTCACCTCGATCGGCACCTACACCGCAGCCGCCGCAAACGGTGACGTCGCACTGATCACAGCCGTCGGCACCGCAATCAAGGGCTACGTCAACGGCACCCTCCGGGTCAGCGCCACCAACAGCACCGTCGTGGTCGGCCTCAACGTCGGCGTCCGCAGCGACGGCGTCACCACGCTCAGGTTCGACGACTTCACCGGGCAGGACGTCACCGCAGGCGCCACCGGCGACGCAGCACAAGCCAGCACCGCGACACTGACCGCGACAGGCATACGAGCCACCACCGGTGCCGCCGCGCAGACCGCCGCAGCCGGGCTGACCGCAGTCGGACTCCTGGCCGCTGGCGGCAACGCAGCCCTGGCCCCCACCGCCGCCCTGTCAGCCAGCGGGGTCCGGGCCACCGCCGGGAACGCGAGTACGACCTCAACGGCGAGCCTCACAGCCACCGGCACCCGGGGCACCACCGGGGACACGAACACCACCCCCACGGCCAGTCTGACGGCCGCGGGGGTGCGGGGCGCGACCGGTGACGCCGCCCTGGCCGCCTCGGCAGCCCTGGCGGCGGACAGCACCCGCACAGCCGTTGCGGCGGCAGCCCTGTCCCCGACGGCGAGCCTGACGGCCGACGGGGTACGGGCCACCTCCGGGACCGCGAGCGCGGTCCCGACGGCGGGCCTCACGGCCGACGGCACGCTGAGTGCAAACGGCGCCGCCGCCCTGCCTGCCTCGGCAGGACTGACCGCGGACGGCGTCCGAGGCGCGTCCGGAGCGGCCACTCTCACCGCATCGGCGTCCCCGACCGCCAGCGGCTCGCTCGGCGCCAACGCTGCCGGAAGCACTGCGATCACCGCTGCTCTGACCGGCGCTGGTGTCGTGGACCACCCGGCGCAGGCCGCGTTCGCCGCGTCGGCCACGCTCACCGCGGCCGGGCTGCGCGCCACCCAGGCGGACGCAGTCACCACCGCGACCGCGGCGCTCACTGCCACCGGGCAGAGGACCACCGTCGGCGACACAGCACTCGCCACCACCGCAGCCCTCTCGGCGGCGGGGCAGTACGGCGCCGTCACCGGTGCGAGCCTTGCGGCGGCAGTTGGCCTCGCGGCGCAGGGACAGGTCGGCTACAGCGGTGCCGCTGCGCTCGCCGTGACCGCGGGACTGTCGGCTGACGGAACCTCAAGCGGACAACCCGCCGGCGCCACGCTCAGCATCGCGGCGACCCTCGCCGCAGCAGGGATGAACGCCACCACGGGCGCAGCTTCACTCGCTGCCGCGGCGACCGTCAGCGCCGACGGGACGCGAGCCACAACCGGGGCCGCCAGCCTGCCCGCCACAGCTGGCCTCGCCGCAGACGGCGTCCGCGCCACGAGCAGCACGGCGGCACTCGCCGCATCGACGACTCTGGCGGCCAGCGGCTCCCTCGGCGTCACCTCGACCAGCAGCGCGGCGGTCACCGCCGCACTGGCGGCAGCCGGGCTCGTCGACCACCCGGGACAAGCCGCACTCGGCGCCGCCGTAGCCCTCTCCGCGGCAGGACAACGCGGCGCCGTCGCCGACGCGGGCCTCACTGTTGCAGCCGGCCTGGCCGCGCTGGGGAGTGCCGGCTACAGCGGCACCGCATCACTCGCTGCCACCGCGGCGCTGACAGCCGACGGGACGACGGGCGCGCAGCCCATAGGCGCGACACTGAGCGCGACGGCCACTCTCGGCGCGGCCGGAACCATCGCCACTGCCGGCAACGCGACCCTCGGCGTCGCAGCAACCCTCACTGCCAGTGGGTCGACGGCCTCCGCCCATGCCGACGTCGTCTTCACCGTCATCCCCGCCACCGAACGCTGGACGGCGCGGGAGCCCAACGGCCCGCGCTGGAGTGCCGGCGCATTGCCCGCGCGCTGGACGGCCGGCGAACCCATGCGGACCCGCTGGTCGGCTGGGGTCGGCGGACGGCGCTGGACCGCCTGCGAACCCGACGCGTAGGGGGTGCTCGTGACCTGGCAGATTTCCGCGGCATCCCTGGAGTTCGTCCCGGTCTCGGTGAGGGCGACCTCAGGCGGCGCCCCGTACAACCCGACCGGCGACGTGGTCGAGTTCGCTTTCACCAGGCCAGGGGCTGCACTCGTCGGCGCGCACTGGTATCCGGCCTCCTGGGAGAGCGTCGACCTGACCGGCGCGGCCGGCTCATACACCGCCCTGTGCATGGTCGGCCCAGGTGGCACGACGCAACTGGCGCCGGGTCAGTACCAGGTGTCGGTGCGGATCACCGACAATCCGGAGATCCCCGCGATCCCCGCCTATCTGCTGAACGTCACCGGCTGACAAGGGCCACGCGAGGTTTGAACCGAGGGGAGGCTTCTGATGGGCGGACACCCCAATCGGGCCGACAAGGTCGTGATCGCCGACCGGCGCGCCAAGCTCGTCGCCTACCGCCGCAAGAAGATCCCCTACAGCAGGTTCTACGCCGAACTGGGCTACTCCTCGGCGTCGGCGGCCACGAAGGACTTCGTCCGCACCCTGCAAGAATCCATCGCCGGCCAGGACGCCGAGGTCGAGGTCTACCGCGAGGAGCAGCTCATCGAGCTGGAGTACCTCGCAGAGGAGATCCACGACATCTTTCGCGGGGAGCACTTCCACGTCTCCGCCAGCGGACGCATCGCCACCCACCCGGAGACAAACAACCCGCTTCTCGACAAAGGCCCGAACCTCGCCGCCGCCGACCGGCTCCTGAAGATCGCCGCCCAGGTCTCGAAGCTCCGGGGTCTCGACCAGGCCGTGAAAATCGAGGCGGTGTTCACCATTGATGCCCTCAACCAGGCCATCGTCGACGCCGAGCAGCAGCTCGCCGCTCTTGGCGACGAAGCTGATGAAGCTGAGGACGCTGAGGGACCTCAAGGCTGAGGCCGAACGCCGGCGCGCCGCGCGGCGCGCCCGCGGTCCGAAGTGGAACACCCCAGGGGACCTCGCCAGGCTGGTCGACGCCACCACAGTGCAGACCCCCGCGCTGGACCTGATCGACCGCGAGATCATGTGGGCTTGGTCGACGCCCGGGGCGCGGCTGATCATCTCGATGCCTCCACAGGAGGGGAAGTCGTCCCGAGTCACGAAGATCGGCTCACTGTGGGCGCTCACCCGCGACCCCGAACGCCGCATCGCGATCGTGTCCTACTCCCAGCCGCTGGCCGAGGGCTTCGGCCGCGAGGTCCGCAACTGGATCACCAGCAACGACGGCGACGAAGGCACCTTCGACATCGGCCTCAAGGTCGCCCGCGACAACGGGTCCGCCAAGCGCTGGCAGCTCAACGGCCACCGCGGCGGCGTCGTCTGCGTCGGCATCGGCGGAGGCCTGACCGGCCGCCCCGCGGAGGCCCTGGTCATCGACGATCCCTTCGCGGACTCGACCCAGGCGGACTCTGTGTACTTTCGGGATCGTGTCTGGGGCTGGTGGCAGTCCGTCGGCACGCCGCGTCTGGCGCCCAGCGCGCCCGTGATCTTGATCAACACCAGGTGGCACGAGGACGACCTCGCCGGCCGGTTCCTTGCCGCAGAGGACGGGCACCGCTGGCGGGTCGTCAATATCCCCGCCCTGGCCGACCACAATCCGGACAAGGGCGAGAGCGACCTGCTCGGGCGCGAGCCCGGCGACTGGCTCATCTCCGCGCGCGGTCGCACCCCGGCCGAGTGGGAGGCCATTCGCATCCAGGTCGGCTCCCGCGTGTTCAACGCCCTCTACCAGGGGCGGCCGTCGCCGGATGCGGGCAACGTGTGGCAGCGCCCGTGGTGGCGCCGCTACCGGGAGCCGCTCTGGTCGCAGCATCCGGATGTTCCCGGTGCGTATGTGGTCGAGGACTGCGACGAGCTGATCATGTCGTGGGACATGGCGTTCAAGGACACCAAGTCCTCGGACTATGTCGTCGGCCAGGTCTGGGCTAGGCGCGGCGCGTCGGTGTACCTCCTCGACCAGGTCCACAAGCGCCTCAGCTTCACCGACACCGTGACCGCGTTCAAGGCCATGGTCGCCCGCTGGCCCGGCGCCACCGCCAAGTACGTCGAGGACAAGGCCAACGGCACGGCGATCATCGACACGCTGCGGACTCACATCCCCGGCATCGTCGCGATCAACCCCACCGAGTCGAAGTACGCCCGAGCCAATGCCGTCGCACCTGTCATCGAGGCCGGCAACGTGCACCTGCCCGAGGCGGCGATCGCGCTGTTCGACCCCGAAGAGCTCATCGACGAGGCCGCCGGGTTCCCCAACGCGGCCCACGACGACCAGGTCGACGCCGCCAGCCAGGCACTCGCCCAGATGCTCCTCGACGGCACCGGGGCACAGGCCTGGATCGCCTACGCCCGCCGCAAGGCCGAAGCGCTCGCCGCGGCCAGTGCTGAGACCGCGACCGCAGAGGCCGCCATCGAGCTTGCGATCGCCCCCAGCCAAGCCGAGGACCCGGCCGCTGCCCGTCAGCGCGCCCGCAACGCAGCCCACCGACAGCAACGCGCCGACTGGTAAAGGGGGCCCGCTCAATGGCTGACCCCCGCCGCATCGCCAAGGTCTTCGGCAATACCGAGCCCGCGGCGATGGCCGTCGGCGAAATCGCCGCGCAGATGACGCCGTCGTCGCCGTTCTCGCCCGGCGAGCCGATCGGCCCCTACGACGGGTTCTCGCGCACTCCGCGCAGCCGCGACTTCGTCATGGGCTACAACATCAGCGCGCGGCCCCGGTCTCACGAGCGCGTCTCCTTCGGCACGCTGCGGGGCCTGATCGAGGCCTACGACGTCGCGCAGATGTGCATCTGGCACCGCATCGACTCGATCCGCTCCCTGGAGTGGTCCCTGATCGCGGCAAAGCACTACGGCGGCGATGTCACTGACGCGATCCCCGTCGGCATGGCCGCGCTCGCCAAGCCGGACCGGCAGACGCCGTTCCCGAACTGGCTGTCCGCCTACCTGTACGACATCTTGGCCTACGACGCCGGAACCCTGTCCCGGATGCGGAACCGCGGCGGCCGGGCCGTCGGCCTGCGCGTCGTCGACGGCACGACCATTGCTCCACTGCTGGACTACTGGGGCAACTCGCCCGAGGACCCGGCCGAGGCCTACGTGCAGTACGTGCAGGGCCTGCCATGGAACTGGCTCACCCGGTCCGACCTGATCTACGAGCCGTTCCGCAAGCGACCCAACTCGCCCTACGGGCAGGCGCCGCTGGAGACGATCCTCCTCAACGCCAACACCGACCTCCGCTTCCAGGCCTATTTCCTGCAGCGATTCACCGAGGGCAACATCCCGCAGGCGTTCGCCAGCGCCCCGGAGTCCTGGACCCCGGATCAGATCGACCAGTTCCAGACGCTGTGGGACGCGACGATGCTGGGCGACCAGTCCATCCGGTCGCAGGTCAAGTGGATGCCGGGCGGCAGCCAGTTCGCCTGGTCCAACGAGAAGGACTTCAGCGACATCTTCTCGCTGTTCTTGATGCGGAAGACCGCGGCGGCGTTCCATGTGGTGCCGGCCGACCTGGGGTTCACCGAGTCCGTCAACAAGAGCAGCGGCGAGTCGCAGGCCGACGTGCAGCACCGCGTCGGCGACCTGCCGCTGCTGCGCCACATCCAGAACGTCCTGTCGAGCTTCCTGCAGGACGATCTCGGCCTGCCGCTGGCGTTCGCGTTCGACTTGGGCGAGGAGCAGGCCGACCGGTTGCAGCAGGCCCAGGCCGACAAGATCTACGTGGATCTTGGTGCGATCAGTCCGTCCGACATCCGCGAAATGCGCTACGGCAAGCCCGAGCCGGACGGCATCCCCGTGCCCCGGTTCATCTTCACCGAGCGCTCCGGACCGATTCCGCTGGCATCGCTGTATGCGCTGGCGGGGAAGATCGACCCGGGCACCGGCGCACCCATGCCCGGCACCGAACTGCCACGCACCGTGTTCGGGGGCGCGGAGGGCATCGAACCCTCCCCGCCGATCAAGACCATTCCCCTCGCCGAGCAGGAGTTCGGCCCTGCGGCAATGCCCGCCGCTCCCCCGCCGCAACCCGTCATGGGGGCACCGATGGCCAAGGACGGCGCCCCGACCGGCGGCATCACCTCGGCGACCGGCATCACCAGCTACGACCTCGCCGGCCGCAAGGACGAGGAGAGCGAAGCCGAACCGGACGCCGAACTCGTCAAGCGCGAGCTCGCCTCGTTCCGGTCGTTCCGCAAGAAGCGGCGGCGCACCGGCCAGTGGACGGACTTTGAGTTCCGTAGCGTCGACGCGCGCACCGGGCGTCAGCTCAACCAGACCGGCCGGGCAGACGTTCGCAAGGCTGCAGGGCAGGTGGCCGTTGCCGGCCTTGCCGTTGAGGCGGCCGACACCGGCCGGGTCCTGATGCTCCAGCGCGCCCTGGACGACGAAGATCCGGCGTCCGGAACGTGGGAGTTTCCCGGCGGTCACCTGGAGGGCGACGAGTCGCCGCTGCAGGGCGCCTGGCGGGAGTGGGCCGAGGAGACGGGGATGATCCCGCCTCCGGGTGAGCTGACCGGCATGTGGCTCAGCCCCGACGGGGTCTACGAGGGCATCGTGTGGACGGTGCCGTCCGAGAGCTGCGTCCTGGTCGGCGACCGCGGCCCGATTCCCAATCCGGACGATCCGGACGGGGATGCGGTCGAGGCCATCGCCTGGTGGGATCCGGCGCAACTGGCCGGGAACCCGGCGGTGCGTCAGGAACTGCTCGACAACCTCGACGCGGTCCTGGCCGCGATCGACGGTGTTGCTGAGGTGGAGAAGGCGGCCACCGGCCCAAAAGGTGATGCCTCCGACATGGAGGCGTCCACCGACTGGCCCGGCTGGGACCTCGACGAGGACACCGCCGACCACTGGGCCGGACAGCTTCAGGACGCCCTGACCGGCGTCCTGGGTGCCGCCGCGGCCCAACGGTTGGCTGGCGACTACCTTGCGGCCAACCAGCCGCCCGCCGATGGCGGGGATCCGGACAAGTCGGAGCTGACCGCATCCGCAGTCGGCTGGCTCGCCGCGCGCGGGCTCGACTTCGAGACGCCCCTCACCACCCTGCTGCCAGGGATGTACACCGACGGCTACCTGATCGGCCTCACGGCCGCCCACGCCACCGTCGACCAGACGCGCCCGCAGTTGGGCGACTGGACCGCGGGGGACACCGAGTCCGCCCGCCGACGGGTGGACGAGGCCGGCGGCGGCACCACCTTGGACGAGCTGCTCAACGGGGTGCCCGAGACGGCGCAGCAGATAGCGGACACGCGCCGCCGGGACGTCGCCCGGGAGCTCGTGGCCGGGCTTCTGGCCGGCGCGACAGTCGTAGCGCTCGGCAGGGCGATCACCGGAGCCCTCGGGCGGCTGGACACTGCGGCCACGATCGCCCTCACGGAGATCACCCGGTCCTCCGGGCTGGCGGCGCTGTTCGGCTACCAGCAGCTCGGCGTCGGCCGGGTCCAGTGGCTCATCGACCCGTCCGGGCGGGTCTGCCCGCGCTGCCTCGCCAACGCCGGATCCGGGTCCATCGCGATCGGCACCGCATTCCCCAGCGGCGACCGATCGGCCCCAGCCCACCCCCGGTGCCGTTGCGCCGTCGTGCCCGCCTGAGGAGGTTCGTCGTGGCCGAAGACCAAAGGTTCATCCTCGGCCTGGCCTACCAGTCCGGCCAGGACCCGCGCATCGCAAAGGGCGCAGACGGGGCGAGGGACTTCTTCACCGCCGAGGAGCTGGAGAAGGCCTGCTGGAGCTTCCTGCCCGGCGGCGCAGAGGTCGGACTGTTCCACGCCGACAACACCACTGGCCACATGACCGTCACCGAGTCGTACATCTACCGGGGCCCGAACTGGCCGCAGGGCGACGGCACCGTCATCAAGGCCGGGGACTGGCTCATCGGCGGCATCTGCGACGAGACGGCCTGGCAGCTCGTCAAGTCCGGCAAGGTCACCGGCTTCTCACCCCAGGGCGTCGCCCGACGCCGACCTCATCGAAGGAGTGACCCATGACCGACCTCCTCGACGAGGACGAGTGGACCGAAGCCACCGACGCCAACATCCCCCGAGTCGACATGGTCGGAAAAGCCGCGAACGGCAGCCCCGGCTTCCTCCTCATGAAGCAGGACGGCGCCGCCGGGCTCCTTGCCCCCGGTTTCGTTCGCGAGCTGCTCGCCAAGTCCGAACCCGAACCAGACCAGGAGGTGGTGACGATGACGGGCAGCCCGGCAGCGATCGCCAAGATGATCCACCAGGCCGGAAGTCAGTCCACCACCGCGGTCCCAGCCGCCGAAGTCGCCAAGGCGATGGAGCCCGACGAGAGCCCCGACGGCATGGACACCGACGTGCTCCTGGCCGCGCCCGACGTCGAAGCCCCCGGCAGCCCGACCGATCCCGGCTCCCCGGCGTGGGAGGCCGTCGACGCCGCCACTGCCCGCAAGTGGACCAGCATCCTGGCGCGCGCCAAGGTCGCCATCGACCTGCTCGCCGACCGGGAGATGCTCGAAGCGGCCACCGGTGACGGCGACGACATGGACAACGCCTGGGACCTCCAGGACGCCTGCTGCGCCATCGACTACGCCATCAGCATCCTCGCCCCGTTCGCGGTCGACGAGCAGTCCGAGGCCGACTGCGGCGAACTCATGGAAGCGGTCGGCAAGGCCATGGGCGGCTTCGACGCCGCGGGCCTGGACACCATCGAAGCCCTCGGTCAGGTCCGCAAGGCCGGGCGCGTCCTCAGCACCACCAATGAGGCCGCGATCCGCGGCGCCGTCGACAGCCTGCAGAAGGTCCTCGCCAGCCTGCCCGCCGCACCCGCCACAGAGGAGAGCGGCCTCCCGGTCGCCAAGACCGCGAACGAGGAGCCCACCATGGCCGACCCCACCGTCTCCGAGGACGTGACCACCGCCTCCGGCCAGGAGCCCGCCATGGGCACCCAGCAGGCAGAGCCGCAGCCCGTCGCCGGGCAGGCCGTCAGCGACATGACGAAGGCGGACGGCGACAAGCCGGAGATGGTCGCTGTCTTCAACGCCAACGGCAAGCTCGTCGGCATCGTCGACCCCGAGAAGATCACCATGGTCTCCGGCGCCTCCGCCGACGACGACACCGCAGCCGACACCGAGGCTGCGCCCGCCGCGGCCCCCGACGCTTCCGACCTCACCCCCGCCCCTGCGGCCGAGGCCGGCACCCCCGCCGACGCCGTCCCCGCCGACGCCGACGTCACCAAGAGCGCCACCGACACGGACATGTTCAAGAGCATCGCCCAGGACGCAGCCACGGCAGCACTCGACGCCTACAGCGCCACACAGGAGCCCGTCGCCAAGCAGGCCGACGTCGCTCAGCTGGCGAAGGAAGTCGAGACGCTGAAGGAGCTGGTCAAGGCGCTGGAAGA